ACTAGCTCCATAGTTCTATCATTCAAGTTACTGGCCAAACGATTAATATATTCATTAATTAACTCATTATTTTCCATAATTTACCTCATATTTTATATTTAGAATGTTCCGCAATCAATGTCAGCAAATCCCGGAACTCCACTTGCATCTGCAATTAGTAGTTGACCTTCAGTACCTGCCGCCGTCACGTTCAATGCACCCGAACCGTTACCATAAATAACACCGTTGCTCGTAAAGGTGCTTACACCTGTACCACCATCAGCGACTGCAAGATCAGTAATGCCTGTGATAGAACCACCTGTGATTGTGGTATTATTATCTTCTAAGTTAGCAACAAGAGTTCCTGTTGTGATAGAAAGATTACCTGTGCTTGCACCTGTAAATGATCCAGTACCTACAATAAATTTGTCTGCACTTTCGTCAAAACCGATAAAAGCATTATCACTATCACCCCTTTCAAGTACAAGACCTGTGTCATTAGCAGGAGAACCTGTAGTTCCATTACCCAATTCAATGAGTGTATCTGAAATAACAGAGTTAGTAGTTGAAAGTGTAGTGGTTGTGCCGTTTACTGTTAAGTTACCTGTTACAATAGCGTTGCCATCTACTTGTAGATCGTTAAACTGTACATCGTCTGATGTACCAATAGCTTGGCCAATTGAAACTGCTGTGCCTGAAACTGTAACACCGGTCCCTGCTGTTAGTGTAGTAATGTTTGCAGTGCCATCAAAAGAAACACCGTTAATTGTACGTGCAGTTTCTAGTGCTGTTGCAGTGTCTGCATTACCTGTAACATCACCTGTCAAATTGCCTGTCACATTACCTGTAAGAGGTGCTGTAACACCTGCAAAGGTAACACTATCACCTGTGCCTACTGCTTGTCCAATAGAAAGTGTAACAGTATTATTAGTTACCGCAGAAGTAACACCTGTGCCGCCCGCAAATGTCAGTGTTTCACCGTTGTTAAAAGTATCTGTAGCAGGAGTGTTAGCGTTATCAGAAATTGTGAAGGACGAACTAATAGAAGCAGTACCTGCTGATGTCAATCGACCTTGTGCATCAACTGTGAAAGTTGGAATAGCAGTTGCACTACCATATGATCCAGCAGTTACCGCTGTATCATCTAGATCAATAGCTAGGCCATTGCCTGATGCTGTTGTTGTAATACCGGTATCACCAGTAATAGCAAATGTTTCAGCTTGTTCAATGACACCTGTACCTGAATCACCACTAAAATCTAGATCAAACGCTGCAGATGTCTGTGAATCAACATATGCTTTAACAGATTGTTGAGTTGGAATAAGCGTTGCACTATCAGACACCATATTGTCTTCGTCTACAAGACCTGTTGCAGTAATTGTGCCGTCTGATAAAGATCCAAATTGTACTGTTCCAGAAGCAGTTACAGTAGTAGCTGTAATATTACCAGTGACATTACCTGTAATATTACCAGTGACATTACCTGTTACATCACCTGTAACATCACCTGTCAAATTACCTGTTACATCACCTGTTACATCACCTGTAACATCACCAGTAAGGTCAGCGGTAATAGTACCTGCGCTGAAATTACCAGAAGAATCTCTTTTTACAAGAGTGCTTGCAGTATTAGAATCGGTAGCAGCATTAATAATGTCGGTAAAGTATTTACCACCTACCTCATGTATGACTGCTGAAGCACCTGAGTCTACACTTTCTATATACAGTTTAGCGCTTGCACCGTCATTACTAGCATCTTGAGTATAGGCTAGTTCTGCCTCAGACAACTGTGTAGTTGTAGGTGCAGTTGATCCCGAAGATCTTTTTATTTGTATTACTGTTGCCATTTATTTTTTCCTCTTTAAAATGTTCCGCCATCTAAATTTGTAATATTACCGGAGAGTTCGCCTGCAGGTGAGGCTTCCCAATTTCCGGTCGCTGAATCATAAATTAGAGTATAACCATCTTGAACACCTGTTGTGTCCACACCGGTCAATCCTCCCAATTCGGTTGCGGTCTGAACCGCAGATTGTCTAGTTATAATTGTTGAAACACGGGTTGATGGTGTTGTAGATGAAACCGTTGTGTTTGTGCTTCTATTGCTCGGTACTGATACCTTAACTGCCATTAGCGTGTTACCTCAGGAGTTACTGTTACTATCCCCTCTAAAACTCTAAGAGTCTCAGAACTTGATGCAATTTCAATATCATAAACATACCGACCAGCCTTCAAATTAGAAGTTTGTGCTGCGGTTAATGATATGGTAATTTCTCCTGTATTATCAACCTGTGCCGTTGTAAAATCTGTAGCTGTAGAAGAATAATAACTTTTTCTCATCTGTGAGGTAGTTGTATAAGTAGACAGATCCTTAGCACTACCATCAGCATTACTAAGAGTTAATGAGAAAGAAAAAGTTTGACCTTGATCTATTATTAGGTTCTCTACTGTAGCCATATAAATATCTTATAAGTATTATTGTTCTTTTTATTTATAACATTTTGAAACTGCGATGAAAACTATTTTGATGTTAAAATATGGTGATAAATACAGTTCTGATGATGTGAACCGTATTTACATAGACACTTTCGGTAAATATAACTATGTTTGTGTGACCGACAATCCTGAGGGATTATTTTCAAATATTTATACAATACCCATTGAAGGTGATCCTGATGGTCATTGGGAAAAAGTAAAACTTTTTCAATACTATTTCGGCAAAACTCTTTACTTAGATTTAGATGTTGCAATACAAAATGATATAGAGCATTTATTTTCTTATCTTGACAAAACACCTGTGATCTGTTATACTTATTGGAAAGACAGAGGTGAAAAACATGGTATGTCTATACATGATTTTCCGTATCACAAAGATGAAAGATGGGCGTACAATTATCTAAGTAACTTTAACTCAAGCGTAATGATGTGGGAAGATGCAAGACATATATATGATTATTGGAAAAAAGATCAAGACTACTACATGGTAAAGTATGCAGGTGACGATAGATTCTTATACCATGAAAATTTTACATTTGAACATTGGCCAAGAGGTGAAATATACTCCTTTAAATTTGACGGAGCAAAATATCAACCTGATGCTACTATAGCACTGTTGAACGGACAAGCAGACTTCCCAAATTTAGTTGAAGAATATTATGATGAACTTCGTATGTATAAAATGGGGCGAAAAGTACACGCCTGACTATGTGAATAATTTGTATCGTATGGTAGAAAGAAACTATACGAAACCTTTTACTTTTACTTGCTATACAGATGACACTGACGGGTTAGAGTGTGATACGCACCCTATACCTGATGATGGTGTTCTGCACCCTAAACATTGGTTTGGTAAAGAAAGTTATTGTTGGGATAGAGCAAAGTTTCTTGTCTTTAATTCACAAGAATGGTTAGGGTATGAAGGAAAGTGGTGTTATTTTGATCTTGATGTTATTATTCAAAACAATATAAACGAAATAGATATACTCGCAAATAAACCTAGACTAATACATTGTCGTTGGCAAGACCCTAAACTAAATCACAACAGGCTGTTTATAGAAATAAGGGGCACCTTCTATAATTCTAGTATGATGTTATGGAACGGTGAACAACTAAAACATATATACCATGATGTGTTAATTAACGACAAAATGGTTTTTACAACCTTTTTTAAAGGTTCAGACAACTATCACTATTGGAGACAACGAAACATTTGGAAAAATATACCTTATGATTGGGTGTATTCTTATAATAGAGGAATGACTTTTCCTGATGATTTAGATGAAAAGTTATATAGACCTAATGCAAAAGTTTGTATATTCAATAAGGATTTGACACCTGACCCTAAAGCAAAGAAACAAATTAAACTTGAAGATTTACAAGACGAGGTATTGCTTTCATTATGGGAGAGATAAGAGTAAATTACGTCTGTTGTAAATGGGGTACTAAATATGGACCACACTTTGTTAATAAACTTTATAACATGGCCAAACGAAATACCAATAGCAATAAATTTGATTTTCACTTTTATTGTTATACTGATATTAGTGAAGGTCTTGAGCCTGACATTAAGGTTATTGAGTTTCCTGATATTCCCAATATTCATCCTAAGTATTGGTTTGGTGATGATAAGTTCAAGTACGGTATGGCTAGGTGTTGGGATCGTCCTAAAACTTTTGTTTTTAATACTCATAATTTTGCTAGTGACAGTCCAACTGGTCGCTTCGTTTTTTTAGATTTGGATGTAATCATACAGGGTGACATGGAACCTATCATTATGTATGATTTAGAACGTCCCACTAAACTTAGAAGTTGGTGGCAAGATCCTCGACCAATGAAAACTAGACAATTTAGATTAGCTCACGGTGCATACACTAATGGTTCTTGTCAGGTTTGGGGTGACGATCAAACAGAAATCATTTGGCAAGATGTGTTGCAACACCAAGAACGTATTTGGTATACTTTTACAGATGGTACTGACAATTACCATAGTTGGCGTTGGGGTATGTTTAGTAAAAATCCACTTTGGGGACACTTTCCAAGTTGGATGGCATACTCATATAACAGAGGCAGAGATTGGGAAGCCGGAGACTTAGAAGTAGATAAATATCGCCCAGATTCTATACTATGTGTTTTTAATATTGACCTACTTCCTTTTGAAGATTCAAGTAGAGG